CACGACATTGCCAGAGTCAAGTCTAAATACTTTCTGGCTATTCAAAACAACATCAAATTCGCGCATAGAATTCGTGAAGAAAACGGTTATAAATGCGGTCTCTATGCTTCCTATATCGAGTATGATGGGGAACAAAAACAAAAAATGGAGATAGCGGTAAATGAAATTATACCCTATGTCGATGAAGTCTACGCCCTCCCGCTCTACAATCAGGCTGATCTTGTTAGCGCATCCGAAAAAGACAAAGGATGGAAACCCATCGCCGGTAACAGAGGTCGTGCCGCCGCGCTCAGAGACCCATTACCCTGCTGGGCCGTCTTTTGTGAAGGTCACATCACATGGGACGGGAAACTCTCGGCTTGTTGCTTCGACCATGATGGAAGATTTCACATGGGCGATCTTAATAAGATTTCATTCATGGAGGCATGGAATTCTGCTGAATTTCAGGCTCTTCGTGCGGCACATCTGGGTAAGGATGTAACCGGGACAGTTTGTATGGAATGCGTCGCATATGCCTAGACCATATAATAATTCAGAATGGCGTTTATTCTAAATATAAGTGCGTGGCTTATCAGTGAATGACGAAGATTCCCTGAGTCTCATCAGCGAAATACAACGATACAAAGACACGCATCTAATAGAGTTTTACGAACCTTACGACTATCAGAAAAGATTCCATTTCGCTAAAGGTGGAGGGACTTTCGTACCTCTTAATTCAGATAAAAATAAACTCGGATTAGCTATCCTAAGAGCTTTGCAGTCTGCGAATCAAGTGGGGAAAAGTTTTTGTGGAGGATGTGAAACCGCTTTTCATTTAACAGGTCGTTATCCTGTTTGGTGGGAAGGGCATGTATTTTCTCATCCAGTTGAATTTTTATGTTCCTCCAATACCAATGAAACGACCAGAGACAGATGCCAAAGAGAGCTTTTTGGAGACCCGGCGGATAAAGCGGCTATCGGGACAGGAGCTATCCCGAAAGAAGACATTAACGTAGACGATTTGACTCGGAAAGCGGGAGTACCGGATGCTTTAGAGTTTGCCATGGTCCGACATCACACCAACGGGATTTACGATGGTAAGTCTAAAGTCTATTTTAAATCTTACGATCAAGGCCCGAAGAAGTTCCAAGGTTACAGATTGGACGGATTTTGGGATGACGAAGAACCACCCAGAGATATTCTGTCACAACAGCAACGGTCTACGCTTTCTACGGACGGGATAGGTTACATGACCTACACCCCGGAAGAAGGTGTGACTGAAGTTGTGCATGAAGTCCAGCACGACTCCAAGCCGGGTTGGGCATTAATCACCGCGACATGGGATGACGCCCCTCACATGACGCCGGACAAACGACTTCAGAAACTCATGCAGTATCCTCCGCATGAAAGAGACATGCGTTCCAGAGGAATCCCGATGGTCGGGACAGGTTTGGTATGGCCGGTCAATGAAGAACAGTTAATGTGCCAGCCTTTTGACATACCGAGTTACTTCTTCAGACTTTGCGCGGTGGATTTCGGTTGGGATCATCCTTTTGCTGGTATTTGGATAGCCAAAGACAGGGATAAGGGGATTTTCTACATCTATGACTGTTATCGACAGTCACAAGCTTTAATCCCCGTCCAAGCCTCCGCTATCAAGACCCGTGGGGACTGGATACCCGTTGTCTGGCCGCATGACGGCATGAAACACGATCCCAAGTCTGGTAAGCCGATGGCCGACCTGTTTAGACATGAAGGCGTCAATATGTGGAAGGAGCCTTTCTCCAACCCTCCCGCTCTTGGGCAGAAAGAAGGACAAGGGGGGAATGGTGTTGAGGTCGGTGTTCAGGAGATTTTGACTTTAATGGAGACCGGACGTTTAAAAGTCTTTTCTCATTTAAAGGAATGGTTCGATGAATGGCGGATGTATCACCGTAAAGACGGAGAAATAGTGAAACTAAGAGATGATCTGATGTCAGCGACAAGATACGCCATCATGATGTCTCGTCATGCCCAGACAAAACCCGTCGCTCCGCGTAAACAACAAATTTATTCTGGCATGTCAAATTGGAACGGTTAAATGGCTGAGACAAAGAAAAGACGCATAACCAAAAAAGATTGGGATAAAGTTGCGGAGTTCACCAAGAACGAACTGGATTCTCGTCGTAATGACAAATTCCGAAAGACGCATGAGACGATTTGGCGTGAAGTAGACCGTCAAATTGCCATGAATCCCATGAAACGCTACACCAAAGACAAACAGGTTGTCGATGAGGAATGGCGTTCAGTCATGGAATTGGGAGAGTTAGCCAAAGCCTCAGAGATCATCACCGCTGATGTAATGAGACTGACTTTTCCCTCTACAAGAATGTGGTTTGAATCTCATTCCGAGCCTCCCGTCTCTTTAGACCCTAACACGGGTGAGAAAGTCGTCAATCAGGAACACCAGGAGTTCAACGACAAGGCTTTAAGAGCTTTGATGTCTCAACAGCATTTAGACTTCGGTTTAAAAGCCCGTTATGAGCTTTCGGTTAAAGAATCCCTCCATCATGGAGGATATGTATCTGAAGTCAGGTTTGAGAATCGGAGTAAATACCACGGTGGGACAGGAGTTCAGGTCATGGGTTCTCCGGTGTGGGTTCCGTATTCAATGTGGAACGCCTTCCCCGACCCGGCTCCCTCAGTCATAGGAACGGATATGTTTTATACCGGGAACATGATTCTCATTGACTATCTACCTTTATATGTCTTGAGAGAGATTGCCCAAGGTGAAGGATGGTTCCCTGAAAACATAGACAAAATTCCCAAGAAAAAGAACAACAATAAAGACGTGGAGACCACTGATGTTGAATTGGTCAAACGCTACGGAGATTTGGTTATCTCAAGAGGGGACGGGGATATTTACTTACCCAATGCCAAAGTCATTTTAGGAAACGACGTTATCCTTTATTACGGTCCTAACGAACTTCCTTATCCTTCGATCATTTATTCCGGGTACGAACGGATGGACGTTCGAGACCCGTATTACACGTCTCCGCTTATCAAATTGTCTCCCATGCAGAAGTTGGCTTCACAGTTGGCGAATAAATACGTTGACGCCGTATGGTTACGAACCGAACCTCCCATTGTCTATGACGCTAATGACCCGCAGTTTGTTTTGAATGGTGGTCCGTTAATCGCCCCTGGAGCGAAAGTAGGAACCAAGTCCACGGCTTCTTTCCAAGAGATAAAGATTGGAGAACCAGAACAAGCCTTGCAAGGACTTACATTGATTATCCAGCAACTTCAGCAAGGTCTGGGGGTTAATTCCATCCGTTCCGGTGGCGGTGGGGACGCGATGGACAAGACCGCTACGGAAATCAGGACAGCAGAAGCCAAAGCGGAAATCAGGACGGCTGAGTTTGTGGCGAAACAGGAAAGACACGCTTTAAGGCCCTATCTTTACATGCAGCATGAGTTGAACAAATTACACATGGAAGGGTATGAATTCTATAACCCGGAAATGGATGCTCCCGACTTCATGCGAGCGACCAAAGAAGACCTTCCGGGCACGGTTAATTTCGAGATTGTCGGTTCTCGCGGAGTATTGGGAGAACAAGCAAGACAGGAAAAAACATCTCAAGTTACCGCTTTTGCTTCTGGTGATCCAGGATTTTCTCCATTACTTAATAGAATAGCTCTTCTTAAAGAGATGTATCAAGATGCCGGAGTAAAGAATCCTGAGAAATTCCTGAACGTCCAGCAAGAACAATTACCGCCTGAGATTGAACAAGCCAGACAGGAATATGAACAGAAGATGGCTGAACATGAACAGATTATCTCCGATCTTCAAAAGGAACTGGCAATTACCAAGGCTGTGAATGAGGCAAAACTTCAAGAAGCTTCCATGATGGCGGATGTAAAAATGTCTGTTATGGAAATGGAAGGCAGGATGAAACAAATGGAACATCAGATGAAAATGACCGAGATGAGTAAAAAGATAACCATGATGGACCATAAAGAACCCGTGACTCAATGATTGAAGATTTAATCATCCGTTTCAAACAAGACCCGGAATTCAACAGATGGCTTAATGAAATCAAAGAAGCAAGGCCATTAGTCCCTGTTTTCAACCATAAAAACGATAATGTGGAGGAATGGAAATACAATTCAGCGAAGCGTGAAGGTTTCGATCTTGCGCTTCATTTTCTTAAAATCAAACCAGAGGAACTTTTATGAGCGACTTACCCCAGGAACAGAGTCCGACACCTGTCCCAACCGAAACGGCCCCCGAAGCCATCCAAACTCTCGCTGACGTAGCGAAGAAGTATAACGTGGACCAGCAGGTCCAGAATTTCACGGCCCAGCCGCAAACGCCTCAACCAACGTATCAACCGTCTTATCCCGCGCAACCGCCTTTCACGGCTCCCGACCCGGTAACTTCACCGGATCAGTGGAATCAGTATCAGGCGAGTTTGCTGATGCAGAATCAGCAACTCAGTGGAAATCTGCGGGAATTGACTCAGACGGTGGAGTCGATACGCAAAGAGGCGACTCAGGCGAGACTGGATACCGAAGTGAACAAGGCGGTCGCCAAGGTGAACGACAAGCTGAAAGTTGACCCCTTATATGCAGAAATCGCCCTCGAAAAGCGTTATAGGGATGACCCTATCTTCAAGAGAATCTGGGATAACCGACAGGTGAACCCCAAGGCTCTCGAAGAAGCTCTGGAAGTCGTTTCCAACGAATTACAGGGAGTATTCTCGGTAAGGCAAGACCCACAATTGACGGAAAACCTTCGTGCGGCCAAACAATCACAGAGAATGATGTCCACTACTCAAAAACCTTCAGGTGAAGGAGAAGACGCCATGAAAATGGGCGACGGAGAATTTGACCGTTGGTGGAGTCAAAAGAAACGAGGTTTAATATAAGTCATGGCACAAGTAGTCAGTAACTTTGCAAGTAACGTCCCCGCTCCTATAAACAATGTTTATATGCGCGGACTTCTCTCGGCGGCCCGTAAGACTTTACCGTTTTTCAACGGTACTCTCCCCGGTACGCTTGAGAAGGCGGGTGGTTCTGCCACCGTCAAATGGAGACGCATTGAAAACCTTACCGCAGTCACTACGGCCTTATCAGAGGTCTCGGCGGGTTCAACGCTCTCTTTTGGCGTAGGTCGTACTGCTGTCAGCCCAACCATTACCAACATCACCAAAGCCGTTGCCAAGTACGGTAACGCCATCATCCTGACGGAAGAAGTTGATTTGTTCAATATCAACTCAGGAACGATGGACTTGATGGAAACATTGGGTGCTAACGCTGGTGAGTCTCTTAACTCGGTAGCCCGCATTGAGTTCGATAACGCCACGCAGGTTCGTTTAGGTTCTGGCGTTTCGACCACCGCGACTATCATTACCGAGATGAAAGCCAATGACATCCGTTGGGCGGTGAACAAACTGGAACGCAATAGCGCCATGAAGCAGCATGCTCAAGGCACGGGTTCCACTAACGTCAATACCGCTACGGTACGTTCGTCATTTCATGGTATCTGTCACCCAGACGTAGCGGAAGATATTCGCCAACTCACCGGATTCCTCGGTGTGGAGCAGTACGGTGGATATACCGAGACCTTGGTGGGTGAATTTGGTGCCATCAATGGTGTCCGTTGGGTCATGTCTGAAATCGCCCCGATTCAGACCGCTGCCGCGACGACATCGACTTCCAGTGTATTCCGCGCTACTTCTTCAACGTCTGCGGATGAAAATGACGTTTATACTTCGTATATTTATGGCAAGGAAGCCATTGGTACTATCGGTCTGGGAGTTGCTTATTCCGATGGTGTCAACAAGATGTACGAGAAGAAAGAGCAGGCCGTCATGCTTATCCACAAGAAACCCGGTTCTTCGGGTGTGGCGGATATGTTTGATGAAGTCGGGTCTATCGCTTGGAAGGCGTGGCATGCGTCGAAAATATTGAATGGAACATGGATTGTTAAGGTACATACGTTGGCTAAATCCATTATATAAGTAATCAGCAGTAGTTAAATGGGGCTGGGAAACTGGCCCCATTTCTCTTAAAATAAGAGAATGAAAATTTGTTCTAAATGTAAAACAAATAAGCCATCAGATGAATTCTATGATGGATGTAAAGATACGCCAGACGGTAAACAGCGTTGGTGCAAATTATGTATGAAAGCATCAGCTAAAAATAGATATGATTCTGATCCTGAAAAATTCAGGAAAAATACGCGAGAATACTATGTAAGAAATAGAAATAAAGTTCTTGCTTATGGTGAACGTTATTTTCAAGAACATAGAGAATATTTTAAAGAAAAATGCAAAGAATCATGGCATAAACATAAAATAAAACGTTCAGAATCAAGAAGCACTAAACGACAAGGCGATCCTGAATGGAAGAAAAAAGAAGATGCCAGAATTAAAAAATGGCGTTCTAAAAACAAGCATCGCGTTATTGCATGGGTGGCAAAACGAGAAGCTACAAAATTAAATGCCACCCCAAAATGGGCCGATATAGAAAAGATAGTTTCGATTTATAAAAAAGCTCAGGAACTGACAATAAGTAAAAATATAAAACATCATGTGGATCATGATGTTCCTTTATGTGGGAAAAATGTTTGCGGTCTTCATGTTGAAAACAATTTACAAATACTTACGGCAACAGAAAATGTTAGGAAATATAATATATGGATTTCATAACAGGGGTTAATCGTCTGCTTAGAATTAATGGCGTGTTACGCGGTGACGATGACGCCATCACGACATTTTCAGATACCCAACATTCCGCTGATATTCAAATTGCTCAGATAGCGATTCAGGATGAATTATCGGAGATCGTGTCTGATCGTCTTATTTCTTATGAAAAGACTTCTGACACGGTAACGCTTCTCACAGGGACAAGGACATACGCACTTGCCTCGGATTTTGTCAGATTTTTTGGGGACAATCCTTCCTTCTACGACTCCACCCGGAATGTCAGGATTTACGAATATACAGGTGGTGAGAATCTTCTGAAAGACCAGATTTATACTTATGCCACCGACTCAGGAGCACCGACTTGGTGGTATTGGGAAGATACGACTACCAAGAAAGTCGCGTTTTTCAACGTACCAGATTCCAGTTTTAACAATCGTTCACTGTCTTACGATTATGAAAAAGACGTTTCTGTTACCAATTCAACCGATACGTTACCGTTTCATAACACGATTGAAGCCAATGCTTTCATTCAAGCCGCCGCGAGGCGGTTCTTTTTCATGATCTCCAATCAACCGCAAGGTCTTTTGACTCAAGACGCGACTTATCAAAATGCCAAAACTCGTCTTTACAGTCTTTTAAGACCTACTAACCCGTCTAAATACTACGGACATGGTTATTACTAATGGCGGAATTGACCTTTCAGGGTGGACTTAACGAACAGGACGTTAGTCTTGTAAACCCTCAAGATTGTATTTCTGGGTATAATTTTGAACTAGGGTCAGTTAATACTCATTTCAATCCTCGCAAGCCTTTCGACCTGTTAGGAACCGCGACAAACGCGGCTTCGATAAACGGTTTTATTCAGCTTATCAAGAATGACGATACCGAAACGACTCTAGTTCAATCTGGAGATACAGTCTATCTCTGGAATGGGACTTCGACCTTCACTTCCAAAGGGACGGTCGCTTCAGGAAGTAAATTAAGAGGCACGACTTGGGCGTTAGGTGGTTATTCTGTCATTACCGACATAACCAAATCCACGGTCGTTAAAAAATGGGATGGGACTTCTTTCACCACTCTAACAACAGGTCTTGGTGCTTCACTATTCGCAAAATACGGGGTTGTCCATTTAGGACGAGTTTGGTTGTTTAATGTCACGACTGGTAGTGCGACCCCGCATTTATTGGTCGCTTCGGCATTTGAAAACCCTGAAAGTTACGATACGACTCAAAGGGCTGTCTCAGGGACATTTGCCACGGGTAATGAAGCATTTTACATGCTGACTCCCGACCTTCGCCCTATTAACGGCGTGGCTTTGTTTTATGGCGAATTAATCATTTCGACCGAAGGCGGAAGACTTTGGAAACTGTCAGGAACGACGACCGCTACTTTTGCTTGGGTTTCCTATTACGCTGGGTCTTCGGCCATTGGAACCGAGACATTAGTAAACATCGGTGATGATGTTGTTTACATGAAGAAAGACGGCGTGATCGAATCGGTAAGGTCAACCGCCGACTTCGGAGACGTTAAGACGGACGACTTGTCCAGATTCGTCAGAACGACCGTCTCAGGTCTCACGGATTGTCAGACGATTTACGATCAGTCCAGACAGAGAGTTTATTTCTTCGCTGGTTCTAACAAACTTCTTGTCCTGTTCAAAGAGATGTCAGGGACTCAGTTTTCTCCTTGGTCTTTGTATAAAACAGGCCATACATCCAGTTTTTCAACCAATGGGCCAGCTTATATAAGACAGCCCGGTGGCGATAATTACTACGTCTATTGGGGCGATTCATCTGGGAATATATACCAGATGGATGGTACAGGAGGTTCTGGAGATGGTGGATCGGAAACTATCGAGACTAATCGTAAGTCTCGATATGTAGATGACATTGAAGGTCTGGACACGAATACCATGAGACTTCGGGGAAGGATTGAATACCGAAGAATCGCAGATTGTGATCTGTTGATGGACTTTGAATGGGCCGATGATTATGCAATCAATCGTTGCACCGTCCCGTTAGACGGACCGGGGACTGGAGATACAGCTTCTTATTTCGGAGGATCAGCTTATTTCGGCGGTCTCTTTTACTTCAATACAGGTTTTCAATTAAGCCAACGGACTTCGACTAAAGGTTTTTCACCTGTCGGTCGTGGGCCTGGTTTTTATGTCAGTCTTACTGTTCAGAGTGTACAACTATTCGACATAATGAAATTAAAGGTGTAAATGACCAAAGACAAGCGGGACCGGCTATTTCGAAAAAGCCGTCCTTACTTCCGGCCTTTGCAAATCTACGATGGTGACAAATATCACAAAGACATCGGTATTTTGTGGGCCGCTTATCAGAATGGTTGTTTCCATGAACTGCCTAGAGACTTGGAGCAGTTCGACTTCGCCACCGAAGTCGAGAAATTGACCCAATCCCATGAATTGTGGATGGCGGAAGATGTAAATGAGTCTTACGAATCCCATAAAGGCCCGATAGCCTTCGTATCCATTATCGGAGACGGCTGGAGAATAGAACCGCATTGTGAATATTTTCCGTGGGCTTCGATCAGGAACAAACTGAGGTCACAAGTCGCTTTCTATCAAATGGTCAGATACAAAAAGATCGGAGTTTGCATCGTCAAATCTTTGGAAAAAGACATGGCTTTACATAACAAATGCAAGGAATATGGAGTGTTATTTTATGTTGGAAAGATTATCAACGGAGACCCCCGTGGGGATGAATATATCTATTCTGTCAGAGGTAAATTGAAATGTCAGGAAAATTAGGATTTGGCAGTAAAAAAGAAAGTCTGAGCCAACAATCCACCAGTCGTCCTTATTTCACGAACACGGGCTATTCAAGTTGGAGTGGGACTAAACTTAATCTTGATCCTTCTATACGAACTTTGCAGGAAGAAGCCCTTGGCAGAAGTCGTGGAATGTTGGGAAATTTGAGTCAGGGATTTAATGATTACCAAACCAATACAATGGGGATTCGTAATCAGTTAGTCTCAAATCAAAGTCCTTATATCCAAGCCAGAGTTAATCCCGTCGCTCAAGCAGGGGCTACCAGACTAGGGGCATTACAAAGCGACTTGGGTTTAAGACAGATGGGCGGTTCTTCTTTCGCCAATCAAGCTCTTTCCAATCTCGACTTCGACACGGCCAGACAGATTGGTGATGCCTCCGCGATTGCCAATGCTGAAAGTCTTTCAGCTATCACTGGCCTTGATAAAGACATGCTCAATGCCTTGATAGGAAAAATTCAGGTAGAACAGAATATAAATGGATTCTCCAATGAAATAGCACAACAGAGGCTTCAACAAGAATTAGCTTCTCTGGGGCTTGGAATGGAACAGCAAGGAACGGCTACTGGTAAAAGTAGCAGTTCTGGTTTCGGCCTTGAATTCGGTGGTAAACGTAAACCGGGAACAGACTAATGGCCGGACTTCGATCTGACATTAAATCTATGCGGGATTTACCACAAGAATCACAAACATCTTCATTTGCTAAATATGTGGACTCGCTCCCTGAAGAACGCGGTTTCATGGAAAAACTTACAGGCCAAGTTGGTCTTGATCCAGGAAGCCCGAATGACCAACGTAAATTATTGAGTAATCTGGACGCCATTAGAACGGGGCAATTAAACGAAGATCAAGTAAAGAAATTGATGAGACGTAATAAATTATCAGCCGGACTATACGCTAGTGCCTTCGATGAATACAAGAAAGCCTCTACTTTGCAAGGCACGGAAAAAGGAATCATCGCTCGTTACTTCGGAACTCAAGAACAATTCGGCCCAACCCGTCCCGGCGAGACTTTACTTCCCGTCCAGAAAGCCAATTATGGACAAGCCATTCCTGAATTGATTGGAGCCGGACTAACCGAATCTGCCGGGAAACTGTCAACTATTGAAAAGCAGATGCGTGAAACAAGTGGTGGTCCAGACCCATCGGCCGTTAAAGAATGGAATTTCTATAATGCTCTACCTAAAGCAGATCAAGCACGTTTCCTGGAACTGAAACGTCAGGGTTATCGTATTGCCGATATTGGCGGTGTGCCTAGCATGGCCCCGACTGTCACGGGACTTCCTGTAATTCCGCTTTCCACATTGAGCGGTGAAGTAACTGGTAAATCCGCCATTGAAGGTGGAAAGAAAGCCGCTGAAGTCAAAGCCGGTGCTCAAGCACAAGCTCAAGTTGATTTAGGCTCGAATCTGGATGAAATTAACAAAATGCGTGAAGGAGTAAGCGGATTAGTAAATTCCAAAGGATTCGACACGATTTACGGGCTTTCTGGAAAGATCAGTCCAAGTGTTTATATTCCAGGGACGGAGGCTTCAAATTCAGAAGCCAGACGTGCTCAATTAGAAGCCGCTACTTTCGAGATTTCAATACAGAAGATGAAGGGGCTTGGTCAATTATCGGACGCGGAAGGAAAGAAAGTCACGGCAGCCTATACAAGAGCTATCAATACCAAACAATCCGCTCCAGCGGCTAGACAAGCATGGGCGGAAGTACAAAGGTATCTTGATCTAGCAGAAAAACGTGCTAATCAAAAGGCTGGTCAGGAACCAACCGCAAAACAGCCCACATTACCCGGTGGTTTTGTTTATAAAGGATCAAGAACTAAATGAAATCATTCGATTTCGAGGGGCCGGACGGGAAGATTCATACCATCGAAGGCCCGGATGATGCTACTCCTGAACAAGCCTTTGCTGCCTTACAAATTAAATTAGGAACAACTAAAACAACGCCAACGATACAACAGAATCAGAATCCTATTCTTGAAACTATCGGTAATATCCCTGAAAGTGCCGGACGTTTTATATCTGGAATTACACAAACAGTAGCACATCCTCTTCAAACAGGTAGTAATTTACTTAATGTTGCCGCTGGTGGGTTACAAAATCTTCTTGCTCCTGAGTCTTTTAAAACATCAGGAAATCCATTGTTATATTCACAACAAGCAGAACAAGCCGCTAGTGCTGTTGGGCAGTTCTATAAAGAACGCTATGGTGGGATAAGAAATATTGGTGAAACCATCAAAACCGATCCAGTAGGATTTGCCGCTGATGTGTCAGTCTTAACTGGACTAGGAGCAGGATTAACACGTGGAACAGGATTAGCAAAACCGCTTTCTACCGTAGCCAAAGTAACAAATCCTCTATATCTTCCCGGTAAAGCCGTGAAGGAGGTGGCTGGTCATGCTTATCAATGGGGGACTGGCATGACGACTTCGGCTGGTTACAAAGCCGTGGGGGAAGCCATAAAAGGAAGTAAAGAATTCAAAGACGCCATGCGCGGTAATGTTCCTGAATCACAAGTTCTTCAAAATGCCACGGATGCTTTAGACTCAATAAAAGAATCTCGTCGCTTGGCTTATCAAACAAAGTTATCCAATCTTAAAAATGCCACACAACAAATTCCTATTAATGATATTAAGTCATTGGCTAATAACTGGTTAAAAAGATTCAATGTTAAAAAAGTAAACGGAGAATTGGATTTCAGTCGTTCCACGGTTACGGGAACAGCGGCTAATGAAGTTAAAGATATTTATAACATGGTTCAAGACTGGGGAAGTAAGGCCGGGGACAATACTCCCGCTATGTTAGATGTCTTGAAAAGACGCATTGGCGATTATTATTCAACCAATCGAAATTCCCGCGCTATGGTCTCCAACTTAGAGAAGGCCGTAAAAGACAAGATCATTTCAGCGGTTCCAGATTATGCCGACATGGTTAAGGAATATGCGAAATCCAGCGAAGTTATCAATGATATAGAAAAGGCT